TCTTTGCAGAAAACAAAATCTTTTAACATAGATGCTTTTGTTAATACGGTCTTACCATGACCTCTAGGAATAATAATAGCAGTTTGTTTATTATCGTGATTATCAATTGCATCTGCAACTTCATAATGAAAAAATGGTGTTTCACTTCGTAAGAAATCATCAGGTAAAAATAATTTACCAAAAGCAATTAAATCTGTATATGCAAGTTTTAAAGCTTCTTCAGCTTCACTTACGTTCTGTGTATTTATATTTGCCATTTATTGTAAACTTATGTTGTTTATAACTTTTAGAAATATTTTTATTATAATATTTAACTATTGGTATTAAAATTATTTTTTCCATTGTTTTCTTTTATATTTTAAATATTCTGCTCCTTCATAAGGGTTAAATATAGTAGTTATTAATCTATTATCATCATCATCGTATTTAGGGTCTATTATAGTAACTGGAGCATTAAATATGTTTTTATCATCTAATCCTAATTTATCTGCATAACTATCCATTATTTTAAATGACGCTACTTGAATTGCATGACTAATAAGTCCGCTAGCTGCATCTTTTAATACTTGATAACCTGATACATGAGTATGTCCACAAGTAAGTATATGGTCTTTCCATCCCATCTGAGCTGCTTTAGCAACACCATGAGCTGTATTCCACATACTATTTCCCTTAAACATATGACGAGCATTAATACGAATTTCTTTTCCATTAGGAAATATAAGATTTAATCTTGCTCCCCATTGTTCATAAATACCACTATGTTCTCTCATTATAAATTCAAGAGGGTCTCCATCACCACTCCATACATCGTGATTACCCGCTACTAAATATAACCATTCTACTTGATTAACAAAATGTTCTGTAAGTCTCCATGATTCTTTAGCGGATGTAGATTGTTGTCCATACAATGCTTGAAGTCTTCCTATCCAATTATTCTGTATATCACCAAGATTACCACCAAACAATCCATCTGTTTTATTTACTAGATTACATAAAGAATATATTTCAGCTAAATCAGTTCCGTCATCATCTACATGAGGGTCACCAAAGTGAAGTATTCCTATAGGTCCTCTTTGATTAATTTTTATATTTATTAATCTTTTAGATTTTTTTGCTTTTAGTTTTTGATTGTATTGTTTTTTTCTATGTTCTATTATTTCATCTATAGGTATAAACTCTACTTCTTGTAATTCTTTTTCAAAAGGTGCTTTTTCAATAATAGTAGGATTAAGAAATTTTTTACCACATGATTTACATTGCCACTTTTGTCTTTTCTTAGTTTTCCAATAGGCCCATCCATCTTTTTTTAATTGCCTAGAACCGCACTTATCGCAACCTATAATATTGCCATCATCATCTTTTCTAATTTCCATCTTGTTTTATTTCCTTAGGTAATTCTTTTTTTCTTTCTGCTATTTGTATGTCATCAGAACCAAATCCTTGAAACATTCCTACTATACCAGTTTCTATTTGCTTTACATTGTTACCTGATGTTCCAACAATTTTACCTAATTCTTTTGTGGATTGCAATATGATGTTATCATCTTCACTATAATCTGCTAAGTGTTTTAATTTACCTAATATATATTCATGGTCTATTCCTAATGTTTTTGCAACATCTAATACTGACTTTTCTATTTCTTTCATAACTCTTTCCTGTTTTAATAATACAGCTGCTTTTTTACCAGCTTTATCTTTTGACATTTCACTATATGCTTTTTGATATGCTTTTACAGCTCCCATACCTACTACAATATTAGTGGCAAACATTTTTTCTTTATTTGTTACTTTTGTTCTTTCTTTAACTCGTTTATTTGTATCCTTAATTGTTTTACTAAATGTATAACGATTTGGATGTTGAGAAAAATCTGTATCCATTTTGACTGTATGTCTATTTAAAAAACTACCTACAACAGTCCTTACCCATCCATTAGCGTATTTATAATTTTTTCTGTCGCCTGGATGATTTACATTTTTACTTACTTTTAATAATTGTACAATCCTACCATCATCTGACCATACCCAATCTCCCTCATTACCAGTTCTCCAATCATCGTGAATTTCTTCACTAGGGCAATTTTTTTTAAATTCCTCATATGTATCATATACATAATGAGGTACTCCTTTAATTTTCTGTTTCTCCAAGAATCTCTCCTATATTTACTTGATGTCCATTTGTTTCTAATCTAGATACTAATCTATCTATAAGGTTATTTACTTCTTCAGGAATCATAAATACCTTGTCATTAATTTGTATTGGAAAGTATGATTGAGACATAGTCTCTAATATATTCTCTTGCTCTTCTAAACTTAAACGAGATAATCCTTTGTATATTTCAGCCATTTTTACTTTTTCCTACTACACATTATATATCCTTTACCCAACCACCGCCCAGAATCTAAACATAAGTCAAGTACAAATCAAGTAGTTTACCCAAGTTGTTTACTAAAAAAATTGTAGGATTTTGAAATGTAGCCTTTTTCCCATAGTATACCCCCTTAACGGGGGATTTCGTAAATGAAATTTACGTTATTTTTGATTTATATTTTATTTGATTAATTAATTAGTAAAGGAGAATAATAATGGATGATAGAATAGATGCACCATTGCCAGATATTAATAGAACCTTTTTCAAGAACCAAGCGATTAGACTTGAGCGTAAGTTTGCTGTTAAGTTTGAAAATGCTGGTTGGAAAGGTGGAAGGAATCAGGTATATGGTCAATATGTTCAAGGTTACAACGAGCTCCAGAAAGAGCTGAATCAGAAGTTAACTATTATCAATAACAGATGCATTGCATATGGATTTGAAAGTTTAATGGAAGAGGAAGAACCTGTTGAACCTGTTAAGATGAAATACTAATCTAATCTAACAAGAGGATGGGAGTGAATTATAGTAACTCCCACAACCTCTTTTATTACATATTATTACATTTATTGTCATAAGAATGTCGATAGAATGTCGTAGATAGTTTATTATACTATATATACATCTTTTTGCATCACTTGGGCATACACTTTAATTACTTGATACAACCCACAAAGCAGTTAATAGCTGGAGTGGCCGTAAGCAACAGAATCTAATAGTAACTGCAGTTTGCTATTGGTGAGCAATAAGGCTAAAGGGGCTCTGTATCATACTTAAACAGGGAGGCTGAGAGTGAACCTAGAGTCTCCCAAATAATTATATCCCAAGGTCGATGAGCCTAACTATATACTAGTATTCTAGTCCACAGGAACGCTTGAGACTTTACCTCGTCTATGAACTGAAAGAAATGACGCTTGAATAGGTAAAGGATGTCTTGGGATATTTAAAATTGCGGAGTAGAGAAGTGGTATCTCGCAAGGCTCATAACCTTGAGGTCGTAGGTTCGATTCCTACCTCCGCTACTAAATTTAAAAAAGAAAGATATTACTAATGAATGATTTTATAATGTATGATGAAGAGATTGTAAAAAATCTAAAAAAAATAAAAGAATTGTTGTTGGATAAGAAAACTACAACTAGATTTGACCATGTTCGTGGTAATGTCGAAAACAAAGAAATAATGGCAGAGACCATTGATAAGGCTATAAATATTATAATTAGTTTGTGATGATTGCGTTTAAGTCGCGATATGAAGTCACTTACTATGAAGGGAAGTTCATGAGTCTTGGCCAGACTTGCTAAGCGCTTAGTATTGCCAAAAGTGCATCTTGGACTTCCTGAAAATTTTTCACAATAAACCACATAATAATAGGAGAAACAATATGTTCACAATAAAAGACTTTGAAACAATGATACCTGATAAGATTACTGGTGTCGACATGCATAACAAGAACACGGTTATATATATAACTAGTGGTAAAATAAAGATAATGCACAAAAGGAGTAAGCATGGGATTACACAATCTAAAGTTATATAATGTAAAGTATATATTATTTATATTGCTGTGCTTTATAGCTTGTAAAGATAATGGTAAGACACATATAGTTACTGATAGATTTAATAATAAACATAAGTATGATAGACTGCCAGATAAGGATAATATGAATATATATTGTCAAATACATTATGAATGGGAAGATATTCAACATTATTATACCGAAGAAGGTATGAAATATTGGATAAGAACTTTAAAATACTTTTAACAAGAGGGAATAATTAATGCTAACATTAAATCAATTATTAAACTTTGAAGAAAAAACTGAAGAAGGTACAATACATAAACTAAGTATAAAAAAATCTTCTCATTTTTCTTGTGATTATGAAATATCTGGAATTATGCCAGTTAAAATAGATATAGAAAAAAACTTTGATAATTATGGTATTACATATGATTTACTTGATTTATTATGTAAATATGCTAAAGAAAAACATGGGTCAGAAATTTATGGATATTCTTGTGGAATAATAAAAGACAATTATAAAAGAGAATTTAGAATAAAATTACCAAAATATATAAATTTTGATAATGACCCAGATTTTGTTCAAGTAAATGGTTATTATATGAATTTTAATGCGTCTTATACATATCATAGATATACTAAAAAATACTTAAATAACAGTGAAAAAAGAAAAAAGAGGAATAAGGAGAGTAAACATGGCATTTGATAATGCTAATCATCCTATTGAGCATAAGATTAAATTATTGCTTGGAATGGTAGGGTATGATAAAAAAGAGATGCGATTCAAAGATAGTTCTGATGGTAGAACATTACAATATGGATATTGGAAAGTAATTGATTATAATGATTTGATATATGTTATGAATCATTGCGATGTTACATTTACAATTCATAATTGGGAAGATGAAGATACAGGTCCTCTTACAGCATATAGAATGAATTATACAAGTTAATCTATTGGAAGGCCACCAAGAAATTAACGCAAGTGTTTTTGGCAGTGATACACTTTCAAACGAAAACTGTCATTTATTAGACTTCTGGTGGCGCGTGCATGTCAATAAATAATCAACAATCATTGTCGTTGTAACTATCCAGAGTCTATAATACTATGTAAGATACAGAGAACACTAGTAGGTTCAATTTATAATGAGTGTACGCTCCTATGATAATGTGTTACTCAAACAAGGTCTGCTCTGTACCTTGACACCAAAACAGAGCATATAAGGGGTGGATAATAGCAACGTCATGTTATGTTGGATTCCGCATTCCACATATTCACCCCTTAAACTTTAAATAACAATAAGGAGAAATAATGTATTATAACACAACTAATGAAACTGGTAATGATTTAAAAGAATCAAGAAGTAAAGCAAATACTCAAGACAATGATATTCTTGAATATTTTAAAAAGAATGAAGAATGTAGTCCTTCTCAAGTATGGAAAGTATTAAGAGAAAAAGAGTTAGATAGAGATGGAGTTACTACAATGCCACTAACTTCAGTAAGAAGGTCTATAACAAACTTAACTAAAAAAGGATATTTATGGTAAACCAGAATATATCTGGAGACTTCATGCTTTGCATTTTATGAACAATAATAATTAGGAGATAACATGGATAAAGATAAAATATGTAAAATACTTGGAGATATAACTGCATTTGTAAGTTTGCAATTACTTGCGGCTCATGGATTTAATGAAGGTAAGTCAAATGGAGATAAAGTTTTATTTTCTGCGATGATGTCAAAATTATCAGAAGAAATAGGTCTTACTAAAGAAGAAGTAATAGCAGTTACCACTTATGCACAAAATTATATTAATAGAAAGATAGATGGAAAGGAAGAAGAATAATGTCATATGAAGTAACAAAGGAAGAATTTGAAGAATATAAAAAGATACAAGAATCTGGAGACTTTAATATGTTAGACCCACGAGCTAGAGCAAGAACATCTTTAAATAAACATCAATGGTATAATATTGTTAAAAACTATAAGGAATTAGAGAAAGCATGGAAAAAATTAAAGAAAGCCAAGTAGAAGATTTACTTAATAAATTAAAACACCAAGCAGAAAAGTTAGATAATCGATACAAAGCAATAACTGACATATGTAATGATATTGAAAAAATTGTTGATGACCTTCAATATGATGTACATACATTAGATAAGGAGTTAAAATAATGGGAGCATTTGAAGCAAGAGATTATGCAATAGGTAGATTTAAAAGTGCTAGAGAAGCATATAATAAATTAGTAGAAGATGCAGAATATGAACATGGACATGATGGATATAATGGTACAATATCTACATCTCAAGGTTTTAAGATGATATATGAACATCCTAGATATGGCACAAAGAAATTCTGGAAATTCGTAGATAAAACTATGGATGGTACAAAGTTTGATAGATGGAATTGTATTGAATTTCATGGAGCAACTTTAAAAAAAGCAAAAGAAGAATCAGGATATAAAGGTAAAAAGAATATTAAAGCATTTTTCTTTTGGGGGTTAGCAGCATCATGAATAAAGAAATAATAACCTATGATACATACTTATTAGTTAAATCTGTTATTAATACTGGTGTTAGATATGGCATAGACTTAGTTCATGAACATTTAGCAAAAGAAATAGATGCTATTGACGATGAATGTGAGGCTAGAAATGTTTGTGTAATAGAAGTATTAGAAGATTGGAAAGGATGTTAATATCATGAAAATGCAATCTAAAGATAAAATAATAAGTAAATTAATTATTGATTTAGAAAAAGAAGGAGAATGGATTATAACATCAGAAGACCAAAGAGAATATTTCATTAATAAAGGATGGATAGAGGCACTTAAATGGGTATTAGGATTAAATGATAGAAAACAAGAAATATTTAATGAAGGAAAAAATACATTAGTAGTAAAAGAAAGAGAAAAAAATGAGTGATGTATATTATTGTAATTTATGTGAAATAAAGTATAAACAACATAAAAACCTTAAAGGACAATATCTTACAGAAAGAGTTCCTGATTTATATAAAGGAAAGTTAAAAGAAAAATATTGTTCTACTTGTTCTAAATTATTTAATAATAAACATGGATACATAGAATATCAATTATAATTTTTTATAAGATTGTGCAAGGTAGAGCTTTTTATTCCTTCTTGTGAGCTTTACTTTGCATTAATCTGTTGGATGTAAACTTTAATATTGTTAAATTTAGACAAAGGAGAGAGTATGAATATTCATGATATATATTTAAATTATTTAAAATATAAAAATGAAGAAAATGCTGAAGCAAGAAATGATGGTAAGTTTCATGCGTCATCAGCAGGTAGTTGTTATCGTAAACAAATGTATAGACTTGAAGAATATCCACAAGATGATATGGATGATAATTCATATAAGATATTAAGACTTGGTACAGTTGTTCATAAAGACTTTGAAGATGCAATAACACATCATTTAGAAGAAAACGCAAAAGATATAACAAATAAAAAAATATCTATATTTTCAGAAAAGAAAGTAAATCTTGATAAATATAATATAACAGGAACACTTGATATTGGTGAGTATATAGAAGAAGATAAAATATTTAATCTTTATGACCTTAAAACTTCAGCTGCTTACAAGTGGTCTACTATGTTTGGTATAAAGAAAAACAGACAACCTACATTTGAATATGATAAATATCGTATGCAATTAGCAACATATGGTATGGCAATCAAAGAAGAATTAGATGTAAAAGAACTAAATATGT